CTAATTGTGTCATTCGTACCTAATTGACCTACGTTGTTATTCCCCCAAGCAAATAGTTTACCATCACTGCGTATTGCAAATATGTTGTTAATATTTACATATACTTGTGTCCAGCTACTAATACCAATTTGTACAGGATTACTTCTTGGAATAGTATCAACTTGTCCTAACTGTCCGTAAGTATTATCACCCCATGCCCATAGTGTGCTATTGTTTCTTATGCTTGCATGATTATACAATGATCCAGAAACATTCGTCCAACTTAGTGAAATTTGCGTAATGCCTGAAATTTGTGTTGGGGCACTACGATTAATAGTTGTACCATCGCCAACTTGACCAAATACATTATTGCCCCAAATAAATATTTTACCATCATTACGTGATACTATACCAGCACCTATACTTGTATAACTTAATGGATTAGCAGTACCCAATTGTCCCCAATCATTGCGTCCCCAAGTATACAAGGCACCAGTATCAATGATTGCCAAAGAATAATTATTACCTACACTTACTTTAGTCCAATTTCCATTTGTTCCTACATTTACTGGACTACTACGATTAGCTACTACTAAATCACTTTGTCCTAATTCATTATATTGATTATTACCCCATGCGAATAATGTACCGGTTGAACTAATTGCTAGTACATGTCCAGTACCACTAATTGCTACTGCACTCCATTGACCCGCCACACCAACTTGTACTGGGCTACTACGACTTATTGTATCACCTTGACCAAGCTGACCATATGTATTATCACCCATTATTGACAATGAATTATCATTTCCTATGATAACTGTGTTTAATGGAGTGGTAATAATTTGTTTATATGCCCCATTACCAGAAAATCCACCTAATTGAGTTGGACTACTTCTTGCCGCAAGTGTATTATCACCTAACTGACCATACGTATTATCACCCCATAGATATAATTTACCTATATTACTACCAATATTTGCTTGTATACCTGCGTTGCTTTGAACACTTTTCCAACTAAAGGCAGCTATATTGTTTAATTGATTTGAATCATTTAATCCCCATCCATACAATACATTATTTGTACCATTCAATGCGATTGCTAATGAATTATTATTTCCAGCACTTACACTTGTATAACTATATGAACCAATTTGAGTTGGACTACTTACATTAATAAATTCATTGTTAATACCTAATTCGCCGTATGTATTCCTGCCCCAAGCAAATAATGAACCATCAAGTTTAATAGCGAGGTTGTGTCCTGTATTGCTTGAACTTATTAATGACCAGTTACCAGCAATTTGAATTGGGCTAGATTTACTAACTGTTGTACTATCGCCAAGTTGTCCATAAATGTTTTGACCCCAAGTATATAATGTACCGTTATTACGAATAGCTAAACTATTTGTGCCGGCTGCCACTGTTGTCCAACTTGTGCTACTAGTAGAAGATATAATACTGAATGGATTGTATTGTGTAGTTGTTGGAGTACCAACTGATGTTATTGTAAATCCAACACCACTGTTAGCAATACCATTATCAATTATAGTTGCACTCTGCGCGGTCAATAAACTTACATTACCGGCAGTTGCACCTTGACTTGTTGTAGTCAACTGTGTTGTACTTGGTGTAAAACTACTTGTATATAGTGCTTGACCTTTAACTACCCTCAAATTAGAGATATATCCATTTAACGAGTTATTTCCGTCATTCCCTCTACCAATAGTAATAGTATTGGTTAATGTGAAATTATTTGTGTCAGCGAATGAGCTTCCTGTTTGAACTCCGTTTAGATACATTTTTGAACTACCGGAATTTCTTACTAATGCAACATGATACCATGTATTCAACGACAATGTAGTGGTTGATAATATTTGATCTCCGCCGTTTATATAATATCTCAGTAGAGAAGAACTGAAAAATAATAGAGGAGTTACACCAACCGCGCCCGATCTAGTATCAAATATAGCTCCTGCTGTTCCCGATGTAATATAAAACCATGATTCAATAGTAAAATTACCTGTACCAAACACAAATGCTGTGTTAGTGGGGATAGTTAAAGAATCACCAATACCATCAAAACCAATAGCGTATGATGTAACACTACCATCTAATAATTTAGGTACTTTACTATTAACAGTAGTACCTAAGCCAAGCTGACCATTATTATTGTTGCCCCAACTCCAAATTGAACCTTGACTTGTGATTGCAATTGTATAATCTTTTATTGCAACTTGACTCCAACTACCACTTGCTACTTGTACCGGACTACTACGATTTGCAGTTGTTGCAAGTCCAATCTGACCTAAGTTAGCATTTCCCCAAGTAAATAATCTACCTATACTGTCAATGGCTGCGCTTGCACTTACACCGGCACTAATTACACTCCAACTACTTGTACCAATCAATACTGGACTGCTTTTGTTAATTGTCGTTGCATCACCTAATTGTCCAGCAGTGTTAGTACCCATAGTATATAGTGCACCATCACTACGTAATAATAATGAATGCCCGCCACCAACACTGATTTGTCTCCATGATACCCAACCTAATTGTCCACCTTGGTTATTCCCCCATGCATATAATTTACCATCAGTGCGAATAGCCATTGAGAAATATTGAGAACCTTGACCAACAGCAATATCTTTCCAGTTATTAGTAGAATCAATAACTACCGGACTTGATTTAGCGACAACAGTTCTATCACCCAACTGACCACTACTATTATCTCCCCATGCATATAGTGTGCCGTCAAAACGAATACCCAACGAATGTGTTGGACCTATAACTACTTTACTCCAACCTATACCTAATGTGTTTAATTGTCCACCAATTTGTCCTTGGTCGTTTTTGCCCCAACCATACAATATACCATCAACACCTAAACTTAATGTATGTCCTTCACCGGCACTTACTATTGTATAACTACTATTACCAATTTGTACTGGATTGCTTTGATTGGCAAGTGTTGTACCTACTTGTATCGGGCTAGATTTGCTTATATTTGTATTATCAGCTAGTTGTCCATTTATGCCTGAGCCCCAAGTAATTAATGCGCTATCGGTACTACGGATTGCAGTTGAATTACTAGTTCCTGCTATTATAAAATTATAAGTATCAGTACCTACTTGTACTGGACTACTTCTTGCTACTACTGTAGTATCACCTAGTTGACCTGCTTGATTTGATCCCCATGTATATAAATTACCTGCTGAATTAATCATCAATGTATGTGCGTTGCCGGCAATGACTCTTGTTGCAGAACCAATTAGTGTTGGACTGCTACGGTTGATAGTATCACTTAATCCTAGCTGACCACTACTGTTAAGTCCCCATGCGTATAATGAGTTGTCATTTGCAATACCAACACTATATGAAAGACCTGCACTTATAATACTCCAACTACTAGTACCAATTTGTGTTGGGCTACTACGACTTACTAAATCATTTAAACCTAATTGACCTGTTGTTCCTAATCCCCATGTCCACAGACTACTGTCTGTTTTAGTACCTAATATATGCTGGTCAATTGTAAATGAACTCCAATTAGTATCACTATTAAGTGTTGCAATATTTGAACGGTGTGTACCCACGATACCACCGGGGATAAGACCATTGTTATTGTCTCCCCAGATATATGCTAAATTATTATTATCTATTGCTAAACTAGTTTGATACCCTGCAAATACTTTTTTGTAATTGAATCCAACTACTACTGGACTTGTTCTTGCTGTTGCCGTGCCGTCACCCAATTGACCAAAGCTGTTTATACCCCAAGTATATAACACATTATCATTTGTAATACCCATAGAGTGACCTGAACCTACAGCAACATCAATCCATGTGTTTAATGATCCAACTTGAACTGGGCTACTTCTATTAATAGTTGTACCATCACCTATTCTACCTTCACTGCCTTGTTGACCCCAACCCCATAATGTACCATCATTTTTAATAGCCATAGTATGGATACTTGAACTACTTACTACAATTTTACTCCATGCAATATTAATTGAAGGAGTAGTATTTGTTAAGTTATTACCAAGTTGTCCCCAATCATTAGAGCCCCAAGTAAATAGTTTGCCATCACTACGAACAGCAACACTATGACTGTTACCTGCATCTACACTAGTCCAACTACTAGTACCAAGTTGTACTGGACTACTACGAGAAAGAGTATCACCTAATCCTAATTGACCTAATTGGTTGCGTCCCCATACAAACAATGCACCGTCATTACGAATAGCTAATGTATGTGTTGGGCCTTCACTTACTTGTGTATAATAACTACCAGAATAAAATGTATTAAGACCTAATTGACCATAGTTATTATATCCCCAAGTTAATAACAAACCTGTTGAGTTGATACCCGCAGTATGTGTTCCACCTGCACTAACTTGTGACCAATTATTTGAACCAATTTGAACTGGGCTACTACGATTAATTGTTGTGCTATCGCCTAGTTCACCGTATGTGTTATCGCCCCATGACCATAATTTATAAGTTGTTGCTATTGCTACTGTATGTGTTTTACCAGCTGTTACATTTAACCAACTATCACCTGTACCTATTTGAACCGGGCTTGATCTAAATACTATTGTTGAATCACCTAATTGGCCTAATCCGTTAAATCCCCAAGTAAACAATTGTCCATTGATATTAATACCAACACTGTGATTTCCACCGGCAGATATTGCATTCCAACTACCTGTACCAACTTGTACCCAACTACTTTTACTAACAGTAGTACTATCACCTAGTTGACCATATCTATTACCACCCCAAACCCATAGTGTACTATCACCTTTAATAGCAACAGTGTGACTTAATCCTGCACTAACACTATTCCAACTTATAGTAGCTGATAGTTGTACGGGGCTACTACGATGTATGGTTGTAGTGTCTCCTAATTGACCTTCAGTGTTACGACCCCAAGCAAATAATAATCCATCGCTACGAATAGCAACAGTGTGTAGTCCACCACTAGATATTTTACTCCAACTGAAATAAGTTAGTGTGCGGTTATCACCTAATAAGCCGTTAGTATTGTCACCCCACATGTATAGACTAGTAGGAAATCTATTTAGACCTATTAGCTTGAAATCCACGAAGGACATTTAAGCACTCCCGGGTTTTGTTGGGTAAGTTACATTTGACTCACTAACAAATTCACTATCAGTTGCGTATGAACTTGGTAAATCACGTAATGCTTGCCTATATTCCTCATATAATTGAGTTAACTCTGTGCCGTTTATTTTAATCATATCGGCGAGTTGTGTAAAATCAGTGTCTGCTAATAACTTATCACGCTTCTTACGCAATGTTTCCATAGCAGAGTTATGTTGCGCTAATTTAATAGCGGCTAATTCTTCTTCAGTTTGTTGTACTATTTCAGAGAAAACAATATTAACTATTTCATATGTTTCAACAACGGTATCATTTTCAATTGTATGAATAGGATTACCAACATACTGCGTATCACTATTGTATGTAGGAGTTGTTTTAGTAATAGTTCTCCAGCCTAACCCATGCAGTGTGTCTATATCATTTTCTAATAGATAAAAATTACTGATGTTTCTCCAATTGTCTGGATATAAATCATATACACCTGTAATTGTTCCATTTTCTATGTGTGCATAGTTTGCCATTATAAATTCTGTCCTGAAATAAACGCTTGCCAACTACTTCCGCCATCAGAGCTAAAGAATACAAAAACGTCTTTTTTATTTAGTGTACTTGTAATTGACGGTGCTGTGCCGCTGGGCCATTTAAAACTTACAGGCCATGTTACTGTTCTTGCAGTACCATCACCTGTTATTATTATCATAAAACTTGACATAGTGCCGGCTGATGGCACATTAGATAATGTTATACTAGTTATATTTTGTGTTAATTGGAATTCAAATACTGTATATGTTGTTAAACTTAATTCTAATAAACCACTTGTGATAGTGGGACTTGTAGATAAGTTGATAGCAGTTGCACCTGTACCACCGCTACCACTACCCGTAACGTTAGTAGATGGAATTTGTGTCCAAGATACAGTTGTACCTGAATTTATAAAAAGTTTGTATAGATAGTTTGTGGTAGGATTATACCACTCATCCCCCGGGTTACCTGTTGGGGGTTGAGTTGTTGATACTATGTGTTTGTTGTAATCTCTTGTACTCATATAACCTAACTCCTAGTGTAGTATTAGGCCTGAGCTTCCGTCCAAGAGATACGAGCGTTAATAGCGTTTGTACCTGAACTACTAATAACAGTAGCGCAAACTGTAACAATATCAGGACCATCTGGAAATTTATTATTGTTGGTTGTAGGACATGTTAAACTTGTACCACCACCTAAAATACTTGTTCCAATATCTCGAACCAATGTCAAGTCTTGTTGAGTAACACCAGATGAGTTAGTAAAGAACGAGAAGATAGATTCACCACCTGAAATAGTAGTACTTGGATCGTGAAGTGCGTATTGACATAAACTTGAACCACCTACTGGTATAAATGAACCACTTGCCACTCTACCGTTTAATATCAAATCAATACGATATGGTTGAGTTGTATACGCATCCATCTGTCGCATAATCAACTGCATGCGGTTAATAATTTCACGTGCGCCCAACAATCCAGTAATACCGTTATCTACACTGGGTGCAGAACGAAGGCTGATTAGTGCGTAACGAGTACCAGCAGTGACGTTTTGAACCGCAGTATTTTGTCCAACGTTGAACACCAATGATTTATCATCGTCATAACGTCCGTCCATAATAACTGATGAACCCCAGTGACTGATTGTACTTGCTTGTACTGGGCTACTTAGTGTAACCATGATAGGTGCTGTTCCACCTGGTGTGTATGTGCCTGCACCGGTAACAGTAAATGTTGTTGCGGCAGCTGCGCCGCCTGTTGTTGCACGTGTACCAATTGTAAATGTTGTAGTATAATACCCAGCGGCGTTGATAGCGTTTAATGTTTTTGCAGTATATGTTAAAAACTCAATTGTTCCACCAACACTCGCTTGGTTAAGTACAACTGTACCGGTACTTGGCCAATCATCAAGATATCCGTATAATGAGAATGTTGCCCCGGTTGTTGCACTGCTTGACAATGTTGCTGTCAAATATGAATAATATGCTTGTGTATTTGTTTCGTAACGTGCAGGTAAGTTACCACTACGCATATATGCTTCTGTGTTTACGTTGTTATTTGGAATACGATGAACGTAAATAATTTCACCACGATTGTTTTTAAATCCAAAACGAATTGCACCAGCACCGTACCATGTATAGTCCATGTAGAACATCTGCATACGTGTCAAGTCAACGTTGTAGCCACTTGCCCCTGTACCGTCTACTTTGTCAATATTAAAGTTACTTTGTCTAGTTCGAATATCAATTGTTTTACTTAATAATACGTTGGTGGCTGTTATACCTTTATATTCTGGATAAACTTGCATACTAGTATCACTAGTAATAATCAATACTGTATAACTTTGACCACGAATAACAACCATATCACCTGGTTTAATTTGAGTTGAGAATGTTGTTAATGTACCAGTAACTGTAGGTGATCCATTAGTAACTGAACAATAACCACCCAATTGTTGTGTACTGCTACGTTTAACTGCATATAAATTTTCTCCATCATATTCATAGAAGAAACCATTTTGTTGGTCAAACATACCAATACGATTTTTACTACCAAACCAAAGACTTGGACTAATAGCAATATTACCTGAAAATACTGCTGTAGCAGGGTATGTTGCTGGAGTAGAAGTCGCGGTATATGTAAATTGTAGTAATGTTGGGGCAGTTACAACAGTGAATGTTCCGTTATAAGCACTATCATCACACCCACTAACTTTAATTGTTGTACCAGCACTTAGACCATGAGGGAAACGTGTGTTAACTGTAATAGTTGTTCCGCTACCACCGTTACTCATAGTGTCAACATATGCGGCTGGTTTCATTATTGAACCAGTACTAAACTGTATACCTTTACCTGATTGATATCGGAAATAACGACGGGTTTGACGAATAACTTGATAACCGTGATAAGGTAATTGATTTGAAAACTGTACACCGCCATCGAATGCACGATGTGTTATGAAACCTTGAGTACGTGTATACAATGTTGCACTTGCACCAGCAGCTAGTGTTGCGGTACCCGCACTGATAGTTGATGTAATTGTAAATGTAGTATTAGTCGGTGTAGTTGCAATTTGCCATGTACCATTAACACCAGTTAAACCAGTTGTACCAGAAATGAATACGTGATTACCAATTGTTAATCCATGTGCGTTTGTAGTAGTTACTGTAATTATTGATCCATTTGCAACAATACCAGAAGTAGGAATACCCGAGCCAGTAAAGAATGTACCTGCATACAAATATGTTTTTGTAGCATCGTATAAAGTACCACCGACTTGTGTGGGAGCAGAAAACGTTTTGTAAGTTATATTAGCGTTAGTGTTGACTATATCAACTAACCACCAACCATCACTATTGCCAATATCTAGTGTACCAATTATGAAAATAGGTTGCCCTGCAACTAAACCTGTTGTATTAGACATAGATACAGTAACGGTTGTTGTACTTGAAGTAACGTTTGAGATTACAGTAGGTGAAGTAACATCATAGAAAGCACTTGGACGATTGTTTAATAAACTAATACTTTCCCACTTAGTTGGTTGTGTACCATATTCAAAGTCAGTATCAATCAATGATTGAGGTTGACTTACACGTAATTTACCAACCGGGTCTTGTAATGTTTCATTTGGGGTAATTTCAGTATAAGTTTCTTCAACCATAATAGCAAGTTTATCTGTGCTACTATGACTTGCTGTATTATAGGTTAATACGATTGTGGTTGTTTCTGTTCCAGTAGTCGTGCTTACTGTGTTAGTTATAGTGCCAAGTAAACTAGGATCACTAAAATTATATACTACTGTACCTCTGGTTACGTTAGTAATCAATAACAATTGTTCTGCTCTGATATATTTACCAGTGACCACGATTGTTTTTGTGCTTGGGGTGAATGCGTATTGTTCTATTATTACATGTTTCATCTTTTTAATCTCCGAATGCGATGCTAGCGGCTGAATATGGATAACGTCTGGTCTGAATTGACTGACTGGTATTTCTAACTATCATCACACATTGGTCTCCATAATTTGGTGCGTTGTAAATGATGATATTACCACTTACAATTCTATGTCCTTTGAAAGAATCGTACGGTGTTATCCAAGGATATCTTAAATCTTGCACATATGGCGCTAAAATCTGTCCGTTTAATATAACATCTACGTCTTTTGAATCTCTTATTGTATTTATGCTAGTTTGATCCAATAGTAGTGAAAACACAGTTTTACTGCCATCAAACTGTGTTGAAATGTCGTTTAATGCGATTGGAACACTACTACTAAACAATCCACCGGTGTAGGTTAAATTGCCTATGCTAGCATTTGCTGTAGTACTTGAGGTTGATTTTATTGTTGTTAGTGCCATGATGTATTTATTCTTTTATAAATTACCCGTGTTGGTTGAGGGGTATGCTCTACTACCTGTTTCTCCTACTCCCCAAATTAATCTTACAGCACCGTTTCTACCTGCACCACCTGATTCTGCATAAGGACCACCTGATTGAGCAGTTGCACCTCCGCCACCCCCACCACCATATGTACCACCAGCACCGCCGCTTTGACCACTTAAGAATATAACCGCAGTACCGGCGCCGCCACTTGTACCACTTGAACCTCCGCCGCCACCGCTAGGAGAACCAGCATTAGTATTAGTTCCTGCCGCACCACTAGTTCCTTGACCTAGTAAACCACCTGATGGGAAATTACCGTTAGCGTTAGTATCACCATACGCAACACCACCACCACCGCCGCCGCCGCCGTTACCTGCACCGGCTGCCGGGCCTGAACTTGCACCAACATAAGCATCCGCGCCGGCGCCGCCATCACCTGAATAACCACCTGCACCACCACCTGCACCAGAACCATTACTACTTACTTGTTTGCCGCCGGTGCCGCCATTCCCGCCACCGTCACCTACATATGTACCGCCCAATGCATTTGCTGTACCGTTTAAGCCACCACCTTGACCACCACCACCTTTAACTGTAGCTGCGGTTATAAAATAGCTATCACCACCCGTAACACCATTGCCTGCAAGATTTCCAGGAGTGTTACCTTGACCTACTACAACTGTGTATTGTAGTCCAGCAACAACAGGAATACTATTTTTATAACCTAATCCTCCTCCACCGCCTGCCCGAGCATTTGAACCGCCCGAACCGCCTGCACCAATGCATACTACTGACACTTGTCTTACTCCTGTAGGACATGTCCATTGATATGTTCCGGGAGTGGTATAGTCTTGTTGACCATAAGGTTCATAATACGTGGCTCTGAATTTTAATTTTGCACTTATTAAGCCAGAACCACTAAATGAATTAAGTCTTAACATAATTATCCATAGTATGCAGATTGTCCTAAAACAATCCAAGCAGAACTAGTTCTTACTAAGCTAAAGGTAATTACGTCAATTTTAGATGCATTACCAGTTCCAGTAATAGTTGCAATCCATTTGATAGTTTGTGCTACACCGTCAATCTGTACGGCTGTGGGTATATAGGGTGTTGCACCCTGATTAACTAATATAGTAACCATCAACACTCTACTATCGGTAGTTGGGACATTAGTAAAATTGGCAGTAAAATTAGCTGATGGGGTAGTATGATAAAATACTGCGCCAGTACTTAAATCATGCACAACTACTCCAGTTGCGCCGGTCTTAGTTAATAAAATATCTGCTGATAAACCATAAGAAACAGTACCTGAAACAGTTAAACTTGTAAGTGTACCTAAACTTGTGATATTGGGTTGTGAACTACTATAAACTGTGTTAGCAACAATTGCATTTGGTACTTGACTACTTGTATTACTGATATTGATATTTGTAATATTTGCTACGCTTGCAACTAATGTACCAGTAACTGATGCATTAGTTGATACAACTTTACTATTTGCAATATCTAATGTAAGAAGACTTGTTCCGGCTAATGTTCCATTATTATTAAATTGAAATTGAGTATTGCTACCACCGGCTTGTGCTGTATTGATTGCAGGACCAAACGTCATTACTTCAATTGGCGCAGCATTTGTGGGTGCGGAAGTAAATGTTAATGTTGTCCCGCTAATGCTATATGCAGTTTTTTGTTGAGTTACACCACTAACAGTTACTAATGTATAGTTTTTGTTTGTTGGAGTTGTGCTTAATGTATATGTTGTTCCTGAACCATTACCAGTAAAACTATCAAATGTTAATCCAGTCAATACACCAACACTGGCTGCATTCCATGATTTAATTTCAATGACAGCGCCAACATCGGGTATACCAGTAAATGTTACTATGTTTGTTGATAGTGTATATGCTGATTTTAATTGACTTACACCATCAATGTTAATATTGATAAAGTCTGCACCACTTGGGGTAAGACTTAGTGTGAATGCTGTGGTAACACCATCACCGGTAAATGTATCAATGTATACACTTAATGAAGGTAATGTAGCAGGATTACGTGTCCAAGAACTATAAGTACTGTTGTAGGTATATGTGATACCATTTTGTACCGCTACTTGATTATTTGTTGGACTACTTGGAAATGCCATTTTTTACCTTATTCTATATTTATAATCACCAACTTGTTGTTCCGCTAAATTTAGCCCAAGTATTAGTGGCTACACACACATACAAATTACCACTACTATATGCCATTTGTCCGGGTGTTCCTGTTGCAGTATTACTTATGGGTGCGGTAATATTTAAGAATATATTTGCAAAACTTAATCCACCTGCACCGTTACTTACTATTGCTTGACCATTACTACCGCCTGCTATAGATACGTTTGCTAAATTTAATGTTGTTGGGACTGTTGTAGTTGTAGTAGGGCTTGATATATCTACCCAGTAACTAGCACTACCGTCATTTATGTATTCATATAAAACATTAGCTGTTGTGTTAAACCATTGGTCAGCAATATTTGCAGTACCCGGTGGTGTTGTAGCCGCAGTATAAGTTAATGAAGTTCCGCCTCCACCACCACCTGAAGGTGTGCCCCAACTTAAATTACCTGCACCGTCAGTTGCTAGATATTGACCTGCACTACCGCCAGTAATACGTACATTACTTACGCTACCTAAATTAGTAATACCCGATACTGTTAAGCTTGTTAGTGTGCCAACACTAGTAATATTAGATTGAGTTGCATTTATTACTGTGTTTGCTGAGTTAGCATTACCATATAGATTACCAATAAAGTAATTAGCAACAGCCGCATTACCTAAATTAGCATTTCCACTAGTGACATTTCCTACAACTTCAAGATTTCCTGTTACGTTTGCATAACCACCAATGTTTGCACCAGTAGTTGTTACAGTCATTATATTCGTAAACCCACCAACAGTAAAACTTACATTGCCATTTGCAGTTGCAATGAATACGTTACTACTACCATTAAAGATATATCCAGCACCACCCAATCCAGTTAAGTTACTGCCATCACCATAAATATATTGACCTTTAACTATACCGCTGTTAGCATATACGTTGCCAGATGTAATGTTAGTAGTGACTGCTAAATTGCCTAATGTACCTACGTTATTGACGTTATATTGATTTGCTGTACTTAATGTACCGGTCAATGCACTTGCGCCAATTGTCCCTGCGTTTGCAAATACATTACCAGCAGTTATATTACCGGTTCCTAATAATACAAATCCAGAACTCGTTAAGTTAGCCGCTGTTGTACCATTGACAGTGAATGTAATATTAGCGTTAGCTGTTGGAATTCTAATATTACTAGTACCATTAGCAATTTGTCCGGCTGCATCTAACCCTGTTAAATAGAATCCATTACCTACAAAGTAGTTACTACCTACATCTATATTACCAGTACTAGTTATTTTTCCTGCTACGTTTACACCAATACTTGTAACCGTTACTACGTTTGCTGTGCTTGTGACCGATATGGTTACATTACTATTAGGGGCAACAACTACGTTACTATTACCATTAATTAAAGAAACTGCTGTTGAGGCTGCTATACCAGTAATATTAGCGCCATCACCAACTAAAATAGTTGATGCATTACCAACTTTTGTAGCTAAGATGTTACCGGTTGTTGTTAAATTACCACTACCCAAGTTAGCATAACCAGCAATATTAACACCAGTACTTGTAACCGTTACTACACCGGCAGTGCCACCAACACCCATTGTGATATTACCACCGCTTGCGGTTATGTTTACATTACTTGTTCCATTTGCTAAAGATGCTACCGCAACAGAACCAGCACTAGCAAATACACCATTACCATATAATACATTACTTGAATTACCATCTTTATTAATAGATGATATATTTCCTATATTAGTAGCAACAATATTACCAACAGTAAGATTACCAGTTGCCGCATTAAATGATAAGTTTGCATTACTTGCGTATGCATAGTTTGCAGTAGTATTGCCACTAACAAACACTGGATAGAAAGTGCCAGTTGTTTGTGTAGTTACTACACCATAATCACTTACGTTAGCATAAGCAACGTTTAGATTAGCCACACGTGTTGTGCTTGTTATCGTTAATGGAGCCGTGCCTGTTGCTATATTACTTGTTAATGTACTTGCTATAACTGCGGTTGTTGCATTTAAATTACCAACGTTAGCATTTCCCGTAGTACTAATTGTGTTAGAACCAAAACTAGCTAGATAAGTAGATACACTACTATTATTATAGGTAACTGCGGTGGCTGCAAATACACCATTACCATATAATACATTACTTGAATTACCATCTTTATTAATAGTAGCAATATTACCAATACCTGACACGTTAGCCACTGCTACTGCATTAGCAGTTGTTGCATAACTTACTGCACCAGTTACATTTGCACCTTGGATATTGCTTAAATTATTACCAGAACCACTAAAATAACTAGCTATTACATAATATGCACCAGATATATTACCACCGCTACCCGCAGTAGTAATATTACCAGCAACATTCATGCCAGTACTTGTAATCGTTACTACGTTTGCTGTGCTTGTAACCGATATTGTTACGTTACTATTAGGTGCAACAACTACATTACTATTACCATTAACTAAAGAAACTGCGGTTACCGCTGAGACTCCTGATAATCCACTACCGTTACCTAAGAAAAATCCGGCTCTTACATTTCCAAAACTATTGAATGTTGTTACTTCACTTGAAACTGTTACGTTGCTACCAAATGCAAATTCACTGTTTGAACTATCCCAACCCATGAATGCGTCTACTGCTTGGGTAGTGTAGTAATGTAAAAGTTGACCACGATCTTTGCTATCATTACTTGTTAAGGCTGCGCCGTTTGCGCCACCACCTAATTCTATTATTGGGTCAACTACACGTGTAGTTGTAGAGTTAACCGTAGTGGTCGTGCCTGAAACTATTAAATTACCGCTTAGTGTTAAGTTAGCACCAGAAATATCACCCGTTGCTGTTATTGTTCCGTTGCCAAATACAGTATTCGCTGTTGCATTACCTACAGTCAATCCAGTTAATGTACCAACTGATGTGATATTACCTTGTGCGGCTGTTGTTACTGTACCTGCAGTAGTTGCACTACTTACGGTACCACTTACATTAGCACCTGCTACTGAGTTGGCTGTTGTTGCGTATGCGACTTCACCGCTGACATTTGCTCCTGCTACTGCATTAGCAGTTGTTGCATAAGTTGCTAAACCAACAGCACCTGAAACATTTCCACCTGCTACTGCATTAGCAGTTGTCGCATAACTTACTGCACCCATTACATTACTGCCGGATACAGCATTTGCGGTTCCGGCATATGTAACTGCTCCGGATACGTTAGCACCGGCTACTGCATTAGCAGTTGTCGCATAACTTACTGCACCGGTAACGTTAGCACCTTGAATATTGCTTAAGTTATTACCACTTCCACTATAGTAATTTGCTATTACTAGATTACCAAGATCAGCATTTCCAGATGATATATTACCAGTAACTAATAGACTACTTAGTGTACCTAAACTTGTGATATTACCTTGAGCGGCTACAGTGATGTTACCCGCATAGGCTGCAAAATTTGCGTTTCCTACAGTTCCCGAAACATTAGCACCAGTTATATTGGTTAGTGCGGCACCGTTAGCAGTAATATTATCAACTGTTAATCTATTTGTGCTTTTATCAAATACAAAGTTTGCGCTTGAACCTAAGGATCCAGCATTATTGAATTGAACTTGGGTGTTAGAACCAGATGCGGTAACAGCACCACCTATAGGCCAAGCCACACCGTTAGCATATTGTAGATTATCTGTTTTTACATAATTAGCTGTTGCTATATTTCCAAGATTGGCGTTTAATGCGACAAGGTTTCCGGTAGCTGTTACATCGTTGAATGTATAGTTACCGGTTACATCTATTACTCTGGGTCTAATCTTTTCTATTGACATATTATATTTAGTCTAAAGAAACCCAATTATTTCTGCGTTTTAATCCAACCCTGTGTGCTATTATAGTAAACTAATGTAAAAGCTGAACGATTTGTACTAACTGTTAAGTCTGCACTTGCACCTTCAATCTTGCCACCATTTCTTGCAACAATAATATTCTTTGTTCCTGCATTTCCGGTAGCATCAATAACACCAACTTCATCTCCCAAGCTTGCACTTGATGGTAACGTTAATGTTACATTTGCAGTTGTGTCAATCAAATAACGCACGCCTGCAATTGCAGTTGTACTTGAGTTAATACCTTGATATACATACCCTGCAGAACCAGCAGTTCCGCCGTTAATGATTGTAATTTCAACGATAGCACCATTTGGTGGAGGATCACTAAATGTAATAACTGCACCAGTTAAACTATAAGAAGACCTTGGTTGAAATACACCGCCAATTGCTACTAAAGTATAGTTGATATTTAACGGAGTTGAACTCAATGTTTTCATCGTCCAGCTACCGTCACCTGTGTACGTATCAACACTTAGTGTTGTTGATGGTAATGAACTCCAACTTAGTACACCTGCTCCGTCTGTTTTTAAGAAGTAATTTGCACTACCACCAGTAATTGTTACATTTCCTATAGCACCTAAGTTAGTTGTGCCTGATACTGCTAAACTTGTTAATGTACCAACTGAAGTGATATTTGGTTGTGACGCAGTTGTTACTGTACCTGCAGTAGTTGCACTACCAGCAGATACTGCATATGTTGCATTTGCAACAGTACCACTAACATTGGCGCCTGCTACTGAATTTGCAGTTGTTGCAAATGATACTGCCCCTGATACATTAGCGCCAGCTACTGCATATGCATTTAATGCATTACCAACGTTACCGGTAACATTAGCACCTGTAATTGAGCTTAAACTTGAACCATTAGCAATTACATATCCGGCTGTTACATTACCAGTAGTTAATAAATTACCGCTACCTAAGTTTGCGTAACCAGCAATATTAACACCAGTAGTTGTAATAGTTACCACTCCTGCAGTACCTCCAACTGCCATAGTGATGTTACCATCAGCCGTTGCAATGTCTACATTACTTGTTCCGTTTGCTGTTTTCTGAGCAGTTGATGCTTGTACACCGGTTAATTGACTACCATTACCAAAGTATACATTAGCACGTACATTACCATAACTATTCCATGTAACTACTTCACTGGTAACTGATACATTACTACCAAATCCAAATTCTGCGTTTGAGTTGTCCCAACCCATAAACGCATCTATTGCTGATCCTGAATAATAATGTAGTAATTGACCTCTATCGTATCCGTCATTGCTACCTAATGCACCACCAGCAGTATTACCACCTTGTTCAATAATTGGATCTTTTACTCTGAATGATGTTACGTTTGCATATTCAAAAGCACCAGAAACTGTCAAGTTACCAGTGATTGTAGAATCACCAGACACTGTTAAACTTGTTAGTGTACCTACACTAGTAATATTTGGCTGAGCCGCAGTATATACAGTACCTGCAATCAATGCATTAGATACTTGACCGCTTACATTAGCACCGGCTACTGAGTTAGCTGTTGTTGCATAAGAGACAGCACCTGTAACATTAGCACCGGCTACTGAATATGCGTTTAGTGCATTACCAACGTTACCGGTTACGTTTGCACCGGCTACTGAATATGCGTTTAGTGCATTACCAACGTTACCGGTTACGTTTGCACCGGCTACTGAATTCGCAGTTGTTGCATAAGTTGCTAGTCCAACAGCGCCTGATACGTTAGCACCGGCTACTGCATTGGCTGTTGCCGCAAAACTTACTTCACCTGATACATTAGCACCTGCTACTGCATTAGCAGTTGTTGCAAATGATACTGCACCAGTAACATTTGCACCGGCTACTGAGTATGCATTTAATGCATTACCAACATTACCTGATACATTAGCACCTGCTACTGCATTAGCAGTTGTTGCGTATGCGACTGCTCCGGTAACGTTTGCTCCAGCTACTGAATATGCATTTAATGCATTACCAACATTACCTGATACATTAGCACCTGCTACTGAGTTAGCGGTTGTTGCGTATGCGACTGCCCCGGTAACGTTAGCACCTGCTACTGAATATGCATTTAATGCATTACCTACGTTACCGGTTACGTTTGCACCAGCAATATTTGATAATTTATAACCATCAGCAGAAATTAAATCTACTGTTAATGTCTTAGTAGTTGAGTCAAATGTTAAGTTAGCACTTGTTCCCAATGTTGCACTATTGGCATTATTAAAGAAAAGTTGAGTATTACTACCGGCAATATTAGCATTACCAGTACCAGTTGTCATTGAGTACCAACTTAGAGTACCAGAACCATCAGTTCTTAGAACTTGACCGTTTGTACCACCTGATATGTGTAAGTTTGCTACTGCACCTAACGTTACATTTGCAGTTGTAGTAAAATCAACTATACCAGTAGCATTACTAACTGTTAATCCAGTTAAGCTACCAACGCTTGTAATATTACCTTGTGCGCTTGCAGTTACATTAACAGCAAGCGTAGCGTTGGCTACTGTTCCTACAACGTTTGCACCCTGAATGTTGTACAGTGCATTACCGTTGCCACTAAAGAAATTAGCAGTAGCTAAATTACCTAAGTTAGCATTTCCGGTGAATAAATTTGCTGTAACATTAGCATTTGCAAACGTGAATGTGTCAGTTTGGTCTATGCTAAACTGTCTAATCTTTAATAGTGACATGGTTATCCCTTTTCTTTATATTTGTATTTATCTTAGTTATAGTAATTATGTGGTGATTTCTACCCAATTTGTACTATTCTCATCCCAAAAATACATATCATTTTAACTCAACCCTAAAGTTGTGACTTCAACTAGTGCTCCGTTAGGGGGTGCAGAACTAAATGTAAGTATTGCCCCGCTTACACTATATGAACTCTTTGGCTGCATAACACCTTGCACTACTGCAAATGTATAATTTTTGCTAGTAGGTGTAGCTGATAAGGTAAATGCAACAGTAGTACCGTCACCTGTATACTCATCTACTGCGCTATCTAAATGTGAAGTATCTGCGGACCAACTTAGATTACCAGCTCCGTCTGTTTTTAATAGATAACCAGCACTACCACCAGTAATATGTAGATTACTAATATTTCCTAAACTTACATTAGCACCACTAAATGCTGTGTTACCGGATACGCTTAGATTAACTAATGTACCTGTACTTGTAATATTTGGTTGTGCCGCAGTTGTTACTGTTGCGGCAGTACTAGCAGATACACTAGTTAACTGACTACCATTACCAAAATATACGTTAGCACGTACATTACCGTATGAGTTGAATGTTACTATTTCACTTGTAACACTTACATTACTACCAAATGCAAACTCAGCATTTGAGTTATCCCAACCCATGAATGCGTCTACTGCTTGGGTAGTATAGTAATGTAAAAGTTGACCACGGTCTTTGCTATCATTTGAACTTAATGCGGCTGCATTTGCTCCGCCACCTTGTTCAATTATTGGATCTTTTACGTATATATTTGTTACGTTAGTGTATTCAGTTGCACCATTAACCGTTATATTACCGGTAATAACTGCATCACCGGTTAATGTTAATAAATTAGTTGCACTGTTGAATGTAAAATTAGCACTTGCACTTAATACATTGGCAGTATTAAATTGCACTTGTGTGTTGCTACCGGCAGCCCCAACACTTCCACCACTGGAAATTTGACTATCAACATAGTTTTTTGTAGCCGCATCGGAAGCAATTGAAGGGTCAGAAATATTCTTCAGTTGCGTTGGGGATGGGAATGATAATGATGCCATTTTATGATGTAATTATAATAGATGCTACTTGACTAAAAGTAGTAAATCCCCAGACTTTATAAGCCTGACCAGAAATAGTAACATCACCAGTTGCGTTTGGTGTATCTACAATATCTGACCCCAAGAATATGTGTTTAAATGTATGTGATGCCGTAGTTGGTGTTGCCATCCAAAGATAATCTGATGATGTAGTATTGGTATTAGCATAAGAAGTACCAATTACAATGTTTGCAGTACCATGACTGTCGCTTGTAGTAAATGTTGGTACAGTACTATTAGATGTTATCTTCCAAAACAACGGGTAATATTTAGTTGCCGCAGTTACTGTACCGTTAACAGTAGCGGTCATTGACCTACTACCAGCACCATATTGACCAGCACCATAATAATCACTACTTGTGATAGTATAATTCATTGTACTATCTAATGAAGTACTAGTTCCGCTTGTTTCACCAGAACTTGTTAATGTACCAGAAATACTATTTGCAGTATTAGCATAAGATACGTTACCACTTGCTACTGTTGCACCACTTGTTGTAGTTGCATTCCAGTTAAATGTCTGATTCAAGCTCCAATATGGAACTGATGAGCTTGGGAAAGTACCACTTAATGCTGTTATATTGAATGGTACAGGTTGATTGTTTGTTAATGTTGTTCCAGTAGATGTGTAAACACCTCTATTTGTAGTTAAACTTACACTTACTGCATCTGATGTATTAGTCTGCGTTCCTGCGCCAGTTAAGTATGAACTTGGAATCGTGTATGTTCCGTTAGCTGTGATGTTCAGTGCTAATAGATTTGCTCCAGTTACATTACTGCTACCAATATTAATATAATCACTACTTTGTACATTGAAAGTTGCATTTGCTAGACTGAATGTAACGTTAACATTTTGTGTATTAACAGTTCCTGCAATGTAGTTTGCATAAGCATTCTTACTAGAACCACCGCCATACCAAACGTCTGTTGTACTCAGTGTTACAGGACCTAACTGAGCAATTGTATATGTACCACCTGGGTAAGCTGGATCAGTATAACTTACACTTACATCAATTGTAGAACCTGCAACAATATTAGAGATGGTAGATACAATTGCTATTCCACCTGATGATTGTAATGCGGCGCCTGCACTTACCCAAGTTAGGTTACCAGTACCATCAGTTTGCAATACATAATTTGGTGTTCCACCTGTGATATGTAAATTACTTACATTTCCCAAACTTACATTAGGTCCAGTGAAGTTAACGTTACCAGAAACAGATAAACTTGTTAATGTTCCAACTGATGTAATGTTAGGTTGATTACTTGCTGTTACTGTACTAGCAGTAGTAGCACTTGATGCCGCTACGTTTGTTAATAATCCACCATCAGCAACAATTTTATCTACTGTTAATGTTTTAGTTGTTGAATTGAATGTTAAATTTGCACTGCCTGCTAAATTAGTACCATCATTATATTGAATCTGCGTGTTACTACCGCCAACGTTAGCATTACCAGTACCACTATAACTAGTTACCCAACTTAAATTACCATTACCGTCTGTAGATAATACATAACCAGAACTACCACCTGTGATTCGTACATTTGCGGGTGGACCCAAATTAGAAGAACCTAAAACATTTAATCCAGACAATGTTCCAAGACTTGTAATGTTTGGTTGTGCATTTGTTGTTATTGTACCTGACAAGTAAGTAGCACTTACTAAATTACCACCAGACAATGAGTTTGCACCGCCCATTGTAGTGTTAAGTAGTGTACCAACTGATGTTATATTTGGTTGAGATGATGATGTGACTGTACTAGCAGAACCACTTAGATTACCTAAGAAATTATTAGCACGTACATTACCTAATGTATTAAATGTTACAATCTCACTTGTTACTGATACATTGCTACCAAACGCAAACTCTGCATTTGAATTATCCCAACCCATGAATGCGTCAATGGGTGCAGTTGTATAGTAATGTAATAATGTTCCGCGATCCTTTAAATCATTAGTTCCAAGTGCAGTTCCATCAACACCTCCACCTTGTTCAATTATTGGATCTTTAATGTTTACTGTAGAAACGTTAGCATACACTAAGCTTCCATTTACAATTAAATTACCAGAAAGTGTAGCATTATTACCGGTTAAATCACCGGTGATTGTTAATGATGTTAGTTGCCCAACTGATGTAATATTGGGCTGTGCGTTTGTTGTTAACGTGCCTTGATAGTAATTAGCAATTACTAGATTGCCTAAACTAGCATTTAATGCAGTTACATTTCCAGTACTGAATACGTTACCCTTAACGCCAATACCACCGGCTACTTTTAATGCGCCGGTAGCATTGCTGGTAGCGGCATCTTGACCACTGATGTCCAAAACAGTGTCAATTGTAGCGTTACCATATATTCTTGTCCCTGATCGTAAGAGTGCCATGCTGTTTTTATACCTTACTTATATACTTATGTTATTCCAGATACTTCGTCAAAAACTCCGGAAATTTTTAGTACACCCGTATTTAGCTGTTGCATGGCCTTACTATTTTCGGTGCCTGTGTATTCATCCAACGTATAAGCAAACACCCCATTAGGGGTGATGCTTATATTTGCTTGGCTGATTTCGCTGAACCCTATACTGTTGTTTTTATCACAATATAGGTTTCCTGTGTTACCCAATCTTGCCGCAATTGTAGCCATAACATCTCCAATTAATTGAAGATGAAGTCTAAACTACCTGATGTTGAGTTGTATTGAATATATGCCGCACTTGCTGTGTTACCACTACCAACTGCAAAACCAACTGCCTTACCAGCATAAACATTACCTTCAGCAGAGATACCGCCCTTAGTGTGAATAGCACTACCAACAGCCGCACTAGTTGCATCAGTTGTACTGTTTGCAGTAATATAGTTGTTAGAAGTAATATTGTTTGCAGTGATATTACCTGATGCTTCAACAACACCTACTACGTTAGCCCCTGTTCCAGAAACTGTAAGAATTGTAGAACCTGCAATTGTTGTTACAGCATCACCGCCAGAAGTTGCAATGCTTACATTACTTGTACCATTAACAATTCTAGTTGTATCGTTAGATACGAAACTTAAATTACCTGCGCCATCTGTCTGAATAATTTGACCAGCAGTACCACCAGAGATATAAACATTACCAATTGCATTTAAGTTTGATGTTCCACTAACTGCCAATGATGTCAATGTACCAACGCTTGTTACGTTTGGTTGAGATGCTGTTGTCAATGTACCTGTTAAGTAAGTAGCCTTAACTGTACCTGAATTAGCATAAACATTACCGGCTATTACACTACCAGTAACGTTAGCATTAGTACTTGCATTGATTGTAATTACGTTAGCATAATCAGTTGTCAATGTATTTGTACCTGCGTTAAATGCTAAGTTAGCACTATCAGTTAATCGGTCAGTAGAAACTTCAGCAAACGTGATGCGTCCACCTGTCAAATCAGTAACAATAACGTTGGCTGCTGTAAGTGTGCTAGTAACGTTTGCAGTACCTGTAACTTTCAATTCGTTACTTGCAAATGTCAAATTAGCATCATCTTTCAATGACTTATCACTATCAACAAACGGAACACGTGTAGCTGTTAATCTTGTAACAATAACATTGGCTGCGTTTGCAGTGCCAGAAAGTTCAACATTACCAACAGTTAATTTTCCTGATCCAAATGTGAATGCAGAGTCATCAACTAATTTACCACTTGTACTTGCATATGTAACACGACCAGAAGTCAGTGTAGAAACAAATACGTTAGAAGTTTCAACTTTACCAGTAATGTTTGCATTACCATCAACTGTAAAGACATTACCTGTTGGGTTAAATGTAAACTTAGCACTTGATGCAAAATTATTATCAGTGTTGAACTGGATATAATTATTTGAGCCAGATGCTTGTTGCAAGTCCCAAGCTTGACCGTTTGCATAGAACAAATTATCTGTTAAGATACCATTACCTGCGCCAAAGCCAGAAATATTTCCTGAAACAGACAAGCTTGTCAATGTTCCAACACTTGTTATGTTTGGTTGTGATGCTGTTGTTAATGTACCTGTTAAATAGTCAGTCTTAACATATCCACCTGTACCAACATTTACACTTAAGTTTCCACCAGTATATAGTAAATTAGAGCCGTCATTAGCTAAGTCACCGTATGTACTATACGATTTAACTGTACCTGTACCTGTACCAACACCTGAAGCAGTAAATCGTGTACCCACAGTATTATTGGCTGCTCCTATTAATGTATAGTCAGTAGTACCAGCTGATACGATTTCGTAAGTTCTGCCTGCCATAATAGCAGTAGCATTTATAGTAGAACCATAATGAATTGTTACATTAGTAGCAAATTGAACGGAACCATTTGAACCAGCTACTTTAATGTTACCGGAAATATTACCAGTAACGTTACCTGTTAAGTCACCGACGAATGAGCTTCCAGCTCCTAGTGTAACGTTACCGTTACTGAATACAACACCACCAAAGTTAGCATTGTATGCAAAGATATTGCTTAATGTTAAGTCAGCAAGGTTTGCGGCTACTTGGGCAGCATTTGAACCATAATCAACTACATTATTAACTACTGATACGTTTTGTGCTAAAACGAATGTTGAGTTAGAATTATCCCAACCCATGAACAAGTCTTTATTCACACCACTAGTACGTGTATGCATGAATAAACCACGATCATAAGCATCATTGCTTGCTAGTGCCGCTCCGTTTGCGCCGCCACCTAATTCAAATAACGGGTCAGTTAGCTGAGAAACTGTAGTGTTAACGCTTGTTGTTGTACCTGTAACTGTTAAGTTACCAGTAATAACTGTATTACCTGCATTCAAGTTACCAGTTACATTTGCATAACCAGTAAGAGTAAGATTACCCGTAGCATTTACATCTACTACGTTAGCAATGTTGGCAAATAGATAATTAACACCGCTAATGTTACCACCAGAACCGCCACCAGTAACAATGTTACCGTTAACTGTTAGGTTACCAGAACCGTATGTTAAGTCTGAACTGTCTACTAATTTGTGATTTGAATCAGAGAATACAAGGCGTGTATCAGTTAAATTTCGTACAACAGCATTACCTACGTTTGCATTAGCATTTAACTGTAAGCTGTCAGTAGTTAAAACATTACCTGTTGTGTTGAATGATAGATTTGCACTTGCATCAAAGTTATTATTTGTGTTAAACTGAATTGCTCCGTTACTACCTTGAGCTTGTTGTAAGTCCCAAGCTGATCCATTAGCATATAACAAATTATCTGTTTTGATATTAGTTGCGGCTACGTTACCTGTAACAGTTAATACGTTACCATCAAATGTTAGATTTGCGCTATCTTGTAATTTACCAGATAAACCTGCAAGTGTAACACGACCAGATGTTAGATTATTTGAAGTTACATTGGCTGCAACTAGTGCACCAGTTAAATCAACATTACCAACTTCTAGTTTAGAACCAGCTGTTGTAAATTTGAATGTGCTATCATCAGTTAATGACTTGTCTGTATCAACAAACGGAACACGTGTTGATGTCAAGCTTGTAACAATAACTTCGGCTGCATTTGCAGTACCACCCAATGTAGCGTTGAAAACTGACAATGTATTGCTTGTTGAATTGAATGTTAAGTTAGCACTGTCAATCAATGCTTTTGTTGCGTTAGCAAAAGGAATGCGTGTATCACCCAAGCTAGTAACAATAACATTGGCTGCATTCGCTGTACCAGATAATGTAGCATTAGCAACTGTTAATGTACTTGTACCTGTAGTATATTTGAATGTTGATTCACCAACTAATCTACTATCACCATTTAAGAATGGAATTTGATCCTGAGACAAATCTCTAACAATAGCACTACCAACGTTTGCTGTACCAACGTTACCAGATCCAGTTGCAATCATTGATTTTACGTTTGCAGTACCATCAGAAAAGATAGCTGCATTTGAATTGACTTTTAATGCGCCAGTACCAACAGTCAAATTACCATTATTATTAAGTGTAACATTACCACCGGAAGTTTCTAAAACTACACTAGATGAAGTTAGATTAGCGTATGAAGTTCCACCGTTTAATATAGCAGTAGTGGTAGCTAAAATTGAAAGATTTCCACCTTTAATGTTACCAATAGCGGCAGTCATGTTGATGTTGCCTTCAATGTTTGCCGCGCCACCTAATACTAAAGCAGTTGTGCTTACTGTATTGCTTGATTTGTCAAACGTGAAACCTGCTGTTGCGTTTGTAGTACCACCATCGTTAAATCCTACTTGTGTATTCGCACCAGGAGCACTTGTAGTACCGCTAACAGTTCCGTGAATTGTTCCGCCAACCCATAAATCACCAGCAATACCTGTACCACCACCAACAATCAATGCACCTGTTGTTGTGCTTGTACTTGATGCTGTATTAGCCGCATTAATTTGACCTGTAGCTGTAATTGTACCATTTGTTGTAATAACTACATTACCTGTAGTACTAGCATTACCAATTTGTAAACCAGTTAAATTACCAAGACTTGTTATGTTACCCTGTGATGCACCAGTAACTATACCTGCATATGCTGAATTGTTTGCATTTGATACTGTACCAGTAACATTAGCACCAGTAATATTTGCTAGTGTGTCACCTTCACCTATAAAGTGAGATGCTTTTACGTTACCATATGTTGCTACAGTGATGTTACCATCTTTTCCAGCACCTTCGGTAGCAGATGCACCAAATTCAAATTGCCCATTAGTTGTGTGCCAACCCATGAATGCTTTAGTATCCGCACTACCATTCCAGTAGTGCATTAAAATACCACGTTCTTTTCCATCATCAGTTGTTAGTGCCGCTCCGTTTGCGCCTGTGCCCAATTCAAAGATTGGATCTTGTAATTGAGTAACTGTACTGTTAACTGACGTTGTAGTACCAGTAACTACTAAGTTACCGCTAATTGTAATATTGCCTACGGTTAGTGTTTGGTCGACTTGTGCATCACCATAAATTCTAGTACCGTCTTTTAATTTTGCCATTTTATTTTTCCTTTGTTTCTAAAAGTTAGTTTAGTGATTTACACTATACCCGTATGTTCGTCAAACTCATTTTGAACTAGCAACTTACCATTTTTAAATTGTTTCATTGCTCCGTTGAATGTTGTTGATGATGGTGAACCCGCATCAAATGTTGCACTACCGTTATTTGTAACTGATTGTGTACTATCTGAACTATCAGTTACTAAACTACCTGAATCTATTACTTTTAATAATAGCTTCGTACTTGATCCAGAAATAGCACTGATGTTTACTCCTGAATTTTGTATTTTTTGTAATGGGTTGATTGGTGTGCTGAAAGTATTAGTATACACTGCTAGACCTTTTACAATTCTAAATTGTGTAATCTTGCCTACAAAATAACCATCCTTAACACCTGCTGTTGCATTTTGACCAACATCGCTTAAATCTATTTCGCCGCCAATTGCTAATGCACGTGATGAAGTTGAATCATATGGTGTGTTATCTACTATTCTTGCTAAACCATTGATATAAACTTTAGCTACACCACTGCTTTTAACTAAAGCAATATGTGTCCACGCATTAGCATGAAAAGAATTTGATCCGCTACCAATTGGTGAACCAGAACCTTTCCAATAGTATACTTGAGTTCCCATTATTTCAACGTTATCTCCGTCTGGGAAACACCATAGACGTTGATATGCAGATGAGGTAGAATAAAACCATCCTTCGATTGTAAAATCGCTTGTACCAAACTGAAAATCTCCGGTACCTGCCAATGAAAGATACTGAGTTGTACCATCAAATAAAACAGATCCGCCGGAAGGTTGTCCTGAAGGCAATGTAATTTCGTCTAATTCACCAGCAAAGATATTTGTCTTTGTAACTTTGTGATTAGAATCAGTAACTTCATCAAATCCGGTACTTAAATCACCAGGTGTAATACCAGCAGTGTATAGTGTACCATCATTTTTTAATCTTGCTCCAATTGTTGTCGGTGCGCTCATGTTTTTCCCTAATTATTTAAACTGAAATTCAAAGCTATCAACTCCTGAGTTGTAACCTAAACTTCCTTTTGGTGTTGTTCCGCCGCCAGTTAAGTTAATGTTACCACCTACAGTTAAATCTTTAGCTATCCCTACACCCCCTGAAGTGACTATTGAGCCAGTTATTGTGGACGTAGAGTCTGTAGTACTATTTATCGTAAGTGTATTATTTATCGATATAGCGTTGAAATTTGCCCCATCTGCAACAATATTTCCCAAAAAAGTAGCGGTTGTTGCGTTTGCATTTATCAAATACCCATTAATATCAATATTTCCCGAAAGTGAAATATTTTGAAATCTATTGGCTGCATTACCAATAGAATAAGTAGCATTTGCGTTTGGAATTAAATTACTAGCAACATAGTCTTTGACTTTAAGAACAGAAATATTAGCTAGGTTAGTAACCGTAATACTAGCTACATTAGCGTTGCCTGAGGCTGCGTCTAAGCTTATATTACCAGTTTTAATCCCAGTCTTAACGTTAAAATTCTTATATGTCATTTTCTTATTCTTATCAATCTTTAATGTAAGTAGCCAAATAATTCAACACTGTGGTAGTTGCACCAATTCTAGAAGCATATAAATTCACATTTCCACCAGCTATACTTGTACTCACGCTTACTATATCAGTGTCGTCGGAACTAATATATCCATAAACAGTAATATAACTATCTGTACCATCATGTATAACTAACGCTTCTAGTGCTTCATAAGTCGTGCTATTTGACACTTTTATTATATATTTAGCAGTTCTATAAGTTGTTATTGGGAACGTATCAATTAAAGTTTCGGTTGTAATTGTGATGTTTGCGCTGTTACCAACAATGCTTCCCATTGCTAGTGTACCAGGAACTTTTACAGTTGTATTTGATGTTCCAATTGTAATATTGCTTATTGCGGAAGAACCAATTCCTGTAAATATTCCGGCTGCTCCGCTTGTTGTGTTTGCGGCAATTGTTGCATTACCAAGACTTATTGCACCGTAACTAGCATCTCCGCTTGAATTAATATTAACTGCATTTAGATTAGCAGTACCACTAAGTTTAGTAGCGTCTAATCCACTTAGATAGTATCCGTTACCTAAATAATAATTAGTGCTGATGTCTATATTTCCACCAACTGCTAATACGTTTGAGGTATCATTAAATGTGAATTTAGAACTATGTGTAGCTGTATTTGAACTAGAGATATAAATTACATGAGTATTACCACTACTAAAATGTAGATTACCGTATAAATCATCTGCTACTAGATTTCCGCTAATAGTAACATTACCAGTACCATTTGGATCAATAACGATACTATCATTTGTGTTTACACTACTGATAGTATTACCAACAATGTTCAAATTACCTAAATTAGCATTTGAAATAGTAGAACTAGATGTAGTACCAAGACCAATATCTCCGGTGTATCTTGCACCAGTGATATAAACGCTCTTACCAGTGACACCGGTACCAATTCCTGTTGGAATGTTTGTACCAATAAAGTGTAGTACACCTGACTGATAATCAAAGTACCATTGGTCATCAAGAGCAGTTGGACTTGTTACACCTGCAGCCGTAATCTTGTTTGCAGAAATTGTTACTTGAGTTGTTTTATTAGAACCAGTTATTCCTGAGTTAGCAATATAAACACTAACAATATAGTCAGCACCAAACTCAGGACTTATCCAGTCAGTTAAATTTGTTTTCCAAGTTCTGTTATCTGCGGCACTATTATCTTCTGTACATTCAACTGTAGTTGCACCTGAATAAACAGTAACAACCGTACTTGATGTAGCAATACTAGCTGAGATTAAATCTGAACGTTGCCAAATTCTATCGCCGCGAATTAATAATGGGCTAGAAATGCTTTCTTCAAAACCCTGCTTGGTTGTTCCCAAGTCAGTCTTAGTTTTACCGTAGGCTATTTTCTTCCAAAGATAATCAACTTTTTGTGAGTCTGAAATAGCCATTAACTAAAGCTCCATGATGTAATATAATCACCTGATGCTAGTGCAATACTAAACAGTACTTGATTACCTGAATTCCCTGGTGAGCTTGTACTACCTTCACCAAACGTTATTTTATACGTTGCCCCTGATATTACTGAACCTGTTGGTACTACTGAACCGTCAGCACATCCGCTATCGTTTGCACCCGCTACCCCTGCACCAAAATATGCAACGTGTGCATCTAACCATCCGTTAGTTGCATATGGTAGTGAATCTGTTACACCCGGTACTGCAAAGCGCAAGCCAGAAATCTTACCTGTAATTGTCACACTGAAGCTACTCTTACTCGCTCTTACAAATGCACCTCTGAAATACTGTGTACCACTACGTCCAGTAGACAAATTAGGTCCTACTGGTAAGTAACCAGTTGACAAGTCAGTTACAAAATTCTTTAATTGATTGAAACGAACAATTGCTTCATCAGTACCTGCTACTGTTTGAGCGCCAGACCATAGACCACTTGTGTAATAGTTTGTTGCTGTTACATAAGCCGGTGTAGCGCCTGATGCACTAGCAATTACAATACGTTTGGCAGCGTTGCTATTTGGTACAGCACCTACAGGGATAGTACAACTGATATTATCCTCTACAAATCCGCTAGGAGTAGCATTGAATACTTGAATCTTTTTAGTATGTGTAGCATAAGCACTTGAACCATTAACATTAGTTGCCAAAAACTTGATGGTTTGAACTGCGGCTACTCCAGCGACACCACCAATGTTAATTGTCTGACTACCAATTGTATATTGATTGCTACTTGTATTACCTGTATTAGCGTTTGGTATTCCACCTGACAAGAATGTACTAGCGCCATCTAAACTACTATAAGTCTTAGTCTGTGATGCAATTACGTTTCCTGTAGTGCTTTCATCATTTGTGCCGGCTTCAATTTGGAATGGTGTAGTTGTATTTTGATATGTTTGACCAATCCAGTTATAGATATTAGCACCAGTTAAAGTAATTGTTGGGCTACCTGTATTGTAGTATGGAATACCTGAGACATAACGATAAGTTCCGTTTGTAGCATTGCTGATTGTGGCAACTGATACATCAACTGTTGGCACACTTGTTACATCATCTTTTACAAATTCAACAATGTTTGTGTTACCAGTTGCTGTATGACTTATTTTGAAATTGTTTACCCCTACTGACAGTACAGAGTTTGTTTTAGATATTTTTGCTTTGAAGCCTTTATATAAACTAGGGCTATAAATTGATGCTCCAAATGTAGTTGTTGCACCTGTAGCATCCAATAAATTATAGTCACTTTCTGATGATAACACCAATGACTGATTGGTTCCAGAATTATCACTAGAAGTTAATGTAATGTTACCATCTTCTGAGCCATTAATAAATGCACGTAAGTATCCACTGTCAGCATTGTATGCAAATGTTGACATTACTACAGTTTCTACCGGAGTGCCTGTAGTCACACGACTAATGCTTGATCCTGCTGTTGTAGATACTGTTCCACCTGTGTTATTTGCAAAATTGACTGCAAGATATGGGCTTGTTCCAACACTAGACTGGAAAGCAATAGTCTTACTGCTTAGTCCGTTTGGTGCAGAAATACTTGGGTTATAGATTTTAATTGATGAGGTGCTGTTTGGACCTGTTGCAATATAAGAAGGTGTCGCTGTACTATGACTTGTTAATGTCAATGTAATTGTTTTAGTTCCTGTACCAGAATTTTGTCCAGTAGCATAAACATGGCTCTTACGTCCGCCACCTACACCACCGGCTACACTATCACTACTGATTGTGTCAGTATTTCCATCGCCCCAATTAATTGTATACGTTACAGTTGCACCTGAAGTATTTGTAGTTGTGTTCTCCAAATAGAATGTATCACCCTCGCTAACATACAGTGTGCTACCAGTTAATGCACTACCACCTATACTACCTCTATACAAACTGAATCCAACGATTGGATTAGCGGTATATATGATAATGTAGCCGGTGCGAGTAAAGCTTGCTTCACTACCCTTACCAGAACCACCATTATTGTATGCTCTAACTGTTACAGTGAATGGACTACCTGAATTAGTAGAATAAGTATGAGTTGGTGTAGTAGATGTAGCACCTGTAGTTTGACTGCCATCACCCCAATCAATATCATAGCGATTTGGATTACCTACGCTTGTAATTGTCAGTGTAACTAGTGTTCCTGCACCACCTGCTGTTGGGCTAGCAGTAAAGCTAACACTCTTTACATAAGTATTGTTTCGCACATTTTCAAGTGCTTCGTTTAAATCGTCAATTGCGTCAGTCACTTTAGTCTCTGTTGTCCATGATGTTATTGAACCCGGTGATACTAAGTCGGTATCTATAGGACCTCCTAAAGGTATTGTATTACCTACACTACCCGAAATTCCACCAGTAACACTAATAGTACCATTAATTATAATATTCCCAGTAATATTTGCATCTTGTTGTACTTCTAAATTTCCTACTCTTAAATTACCATACTCATTGAATGTTACTACGTTGTCAGTTACTGATACGTTACTGCCCAATGCAAATTCTGCATTACTAGTATCCCAACCTATAAATGCATCAACTGGTGTTGTGGTATAATTATGAATTAGTGTACCACGATCCATATTATTGTTTGATACTAATGGATTACCGTTTTGTCCGCCACCTATTTCAGTTATTGGGTCTGTTACGTAAGTTACAGTAGTTTGAATATAAGTTACTGCACCCTTAACATCTAAATTACCTTGAATTGTTGCATCTCCGGATACTGATATGTTATTTGCAGAAATATTACCCTGAGCATCACGCAATACAAGTGTATCACCGGTAGCTGAGGTGTTTGAATTAATAAAGCCGGTACTAACATCAACCCATGCATACCCAAGATTTTGCGGATCTTTAAAATATTGATAAACTTTAGAAGTATCTGTGTCTAACCACATATCCCCTAATTTAGCATTGGTTGGTGCAGTTGCTTGTGTTGCAAAGGTAGTAACTACTTTTCCGTCACGTGTAAGATTATTACCTACACTTAAATTACTTGTAATTTCAACTGAATTTGATGTCTTGTCAAACAATACTGTAGATGTTTTTAATGTTCCGCCATCGTTATACAATATTGCTTTGTTAGCACCAGCAACTAATATATCTCCAGAAAAACTACCAGACATATGTGTAGCAATGAAACTTGATGCTGTTACACTTCCAGTAACCACCAAGTTTCCACCAATTGACTCATCTCCAAGTACATCTAAACTAACTAGTGATCCAACACTAGTAATATTTGGCTGTGCATTGGTTGAGACTGTGTTAGCAACAGTAGCCTGTGTTGCTAAATCAGAAGTGTCTGAATGACCAGCATTATCAGCATATACGGCATTTGCTACTTTACCTAAAACATTTCCGCCTGTAATATTTGATATATTACTACCGTCACCCGCTAGATAATCGGCTGATAGTAATTCACCAACAGTTAAATTCACTGCAATTGAAGCAGAATCATTTACTATCAAACTTACTAAAGTGCCTACACTAGTAATATTTGGTTGACTACTTGCAGTTACATGCAATGCATAATTAGCAACGTTAGCTTGCGCCGTATTGTCAGCAAACACAGCATTTGCTACTTTATCTGTAACGTTTGGACCATAAATATTATATAAACCTGATGCTTCACCTGCAACATTACCTACAGTTAACATATTGTTAACTATACCGCTATTAGCAGTGAACGTATCTAGCGTAGTAGGTCCATTAACGTTTAAGAAGTTTAATATACCAATTTCGTTAATGTTTGGTTGAATGTTATCGTGAACCACATTAGCAATATAAGCACTGTCTGCTGTTAAACTTGATCCTGCAAAATTTGCATAATTTGCATTTGCTACATCACCTTGTATGTTAGCACCGGAGATGTTTCCAATTTGATAACCGTCACCAACTAAGTAAATACCGGTGATTGTGTCACTAGCAGAAATATTAGAAACGCTTATGTTTCCTGATACTGTTAAATCAGTTAATGTGCCGACACTAGTAATATTTGGTTGATAATTGGTAGTAACTGTTCCGGCACGTAATGCAGTGTTTGAAATGTTTGCAAAGTTTGCAGTATTTGCTTGTTTGGCTAAATTAACGTTACCAACAACATTAGCACCTTGAATGTTTGCGAGATATGTAGCATTACCTGAAAAGAAATTAGCAATTGCTATATTACCTAATACGGCATTTCCAGCAGTTAAATTACCTGAAACATTTAATAAGGTAAGCAACCCAACAGCAGTAATGTTTGGTTGATCTCCAATTACGACATTACCAGCATAGTTGGCATAGTTGGCATTTTCAGCACTATCAGAGAAAATTGCATTAGCTACTTTTCCAGTAATATTTGAACCAGTAACACTAGTTAAATTGCTTCCATCACCAATAAAATAATTACCACGGATTTCGTCCCCAAGGTTTGCGCTACCAGAAGTTATTACTCCAGAAATTGTTAAACTTGTTAGTGTACCAACACTAGTGATATTTGATTGAGCACCTTGAGTTACATAGCCTGCTAAACCTGCATTGTCAGAAAAGATTGCATTTGCGACTTTACCAGTAACATTTGCTCCGGTTATATTACTTAAATTGCCACCCTCACCAATAATATGAGTGGCAATAATATGGTCACCTAGACTTGCGTTTTGTGATGTAATTGGTCCATCAACTGTTAAACTGGTCAATGTACCCAAACTAGTAATGTTTGATTGATCGGCTGCTGTTACATGTCCTGCTAATAAACTTGTTCCTGCACTAACAGAATAAGTAGCATTTGATACTTCACCTATTACGTTTCCACCAGTAATTCCAAATAATCTGTAACCATTACCAACAAAGAAATTAGCGGTTACTACATTACCAAGACTTGGGTTAACTGTAGGACTTACTGCTAAACTAGTTAGTGTTCCAAAGCTTCTAATATTTGGCTGTGCTGAATCATTAACTGTATTTGCAACTCCTGCGATACCTGCACTATTTGCATAAACTGCATTTGATACAAAGCCAGTAACATTTGCACCAGTAACATTTGATAGTCTACTACCGTCACCAATAAAATAACTAGCATGTAAATTGCCGTATTCATGTATAATTAAATTGTTTGCAACTAAACTTACATTACTTGCAACAGAAAATTCTTGATTTGTATCATCCCAACCAACAAACGCATCAACTGCATTATTTGTGAAATAATGCATTACTGTACCGCGAGCATTATAATCATCTGCTTGAGTTAGTACACCACCTGTTGGGTTTGCACCTAATTGAAGAATTGGATCTTCAATACGTATTGTTTGAACATCTGCATAAATTGCATTACCTTCAACAATAAGATTACCAACAATAGTAGCATCACCTCCAACAATTAGTGATGAGTTAGCAATTAATGCACCGGTAACTGTTAGATTTGCTAAATTACCAACTTGATTAATGTTTGGTTGATAATTACCAATAACAGTAGTTGACGTATTAGATTGGGTACTGTTTAATGTAACCAGTGCATAGTGTGCATAGTTAGCATTTGCGACTTCGCCAAATACATTTGCCCCTGCAATATAAGATATTCCTGCACCGTTACCAGCAAATGATGTTGCATTAAGTTGACCAGTAACATTGTTATATGTTAGTGTAGCATCACCACTAAATGCACCATTATTATTAAACTGAATGGATTGATTGCTGCCGCCGGGTGTTGTTAGTGCCGCATCTTTAAAGAATAGTGTTCCAAACCCATCAGTAGCAACTACTTGGTCAGGATTTCCACCTTGAATACTAATGTTACTAATACTACCAAGATTTGCAAAGTTACTAACTTCTAGGGAGTTGGCTATTATATTACCATTGCTGTCAACAACTGCTATTGTGGGTTCTAGTCCTACTGAGAACCCTGATTGCGAATTAAACTTTTTTAATGCCATAAATTTTTATCTGGCTCTCTTAAATTGTACTAAACTGTGTAGTCCACACAGTTGAATTACTACTAGAAGGACTAACTGTTAATCTTATATTGCCACCTGCAAACGATACAGCTAACACACCAGTTAAACCTCCCATATTAACACTCCCATATACAGAATAGTCTACAGCAGTACCATTATGCACAGCAGAAACTGACTCAACACTATATTTAGCACCCATAGATTCTTCACCTTTTACAGTAAAAATTACTCCTCGGATACCAGTTGCGCTTACACTTGCTATAACTTGATTTGGTACTGTGCTAGTTGTAGTCACAGTAGACCATAAAATTTTTGTTTGACCTAACGAAATACTATTATTTGACGTTAAATTATTTGACGTTAAGTTACCAGTAACTGTTACATTACCCTTAATACTAGTTACTGCGGTAGATATGTCAACTACATTAGCAGTACCAGTTGTGCTGATAGTTACATTGCTATTAGGATAAACAGATATACTGCTGTTACCACTAGCAAGTCTATTACTTACTGGAGTGGTAAATGCAATTCCACCAAATCCATTGGTAGTTAATACTTGTCCGGCAGTCCCATCATGCGATGGATAAATTAATCCACCTGCAACTAATTGATTGATGTTTGCTGTACCACTTATATCTACATTAGCAAGTGTACCAACACTAGTAATTTGTGGTTGTGCTGATGTTTGAATTGTTCCTTCTAAGTTACCAATAAAAGTGTCTGCTTTGATGTTTGCGTACTGTGTAGATTGCACTGATTCGTTTGGATATCCAGTAACATCTTCTCTTGCTTCAAATTGCCCAGCAGATGTTTTCCATCCAAAGAATGTATTATACGGGCCTGATCCATCAAACTTATAATTTTGTAATATTAAGCCGCGGTCTTTACCATCATATGCTTCAGCATCAGCTCCGTTACCAGAACCACCTAGTAATATCAACGGATCTTTTACAGCTAAATTAGTTACATTAATATATTGTGTGCTACCGCTTACAGTTAAATTACCACTAATAGTTGCATCACCCTGAGCAAAGATGTTTCCGGTGCGTACTGTGTTACTAGTCATATTGCCAACAAAATTAGCATTGCCAGTAGTCAATACACCATTTACATCAGTCAATATTGTAGTACCTAAACTAATACCATTTGCTGATACGTACAACTGATTCCATTTAAAATTATCACTACCTAAATCATACGTAGAATTAGTAATTGGAATTAAATTTGATTTAACGTTATTCACAACTGTTAAGTTACCTGAACTTAAATTACCTAAATATGTAGGTAAATAACTCGAAACGTTGCTATTACTATATGTTGAAAAGGGATCACCATTACTATAATAAAATTGATTGGCAGAAATAGCTCCGATTATATTAGCACCTATACTAGAAACAGTGAGTATATTAGCTGTACCAGCAATACTTACATTAAAGTTACCGTTTAAATCAACACTTGCATTACTTGAACCATTGCTGATATTAGCCGTGTTTAGTGATATGAACCCTAAATTACCAGAACCATCTGTTACGATTACTTGTCCAGGTAATCCGTCAACTGAGGGGTATTTAATTCCACTTGCAGTTAATCTATACGTATTTGTTCTTCCACTAACATTCATTGATTGAGCATTAGCATCAGTACTAATATTCAAAGAATAAACATTTGCGGCTCCACTAACAGTTAATGAATTTAATACACCTACACTAGTAATACTTGGTTGAGTTGGTGTAGTTAATTGTCCGCCAACAAATGTACTTGTAATTTGAGATGCATTTATTGTTGATACTTGAAAGGATCCGTCTAATGTTAATACATTAGCCAAATAGTCAAATTTGAGTGCGTCACTTGCACCGGCGTTACCTACATTGTTGTAAAGAATTGCAGTATTAGTTCCGGGTACAACAATATTACCAGATATATTTCCAACAACGTTACCTAAAAAGTACGCGGCTGTGATATTACCAGAAGCGGTAATTTTACCTTGAACATCAAGTGTATTTGTTATTGGATTGAATTTAAGATTATCGCTTGCACCAAATCTTGGGGGTACTGCACCACTATTGATTTGAATTGCGTAAGGTGAGCCTGCAGGCTCAGAGAAGTTATAAGGTACTCCGTTAGCATAGAAAAGATAATCAGTATAAACACCGCTGGTTGCCGAGACATTAGACGTTGTAATGTCGCCATTTGGTAATACAACAACATTAGCGATTTCTCCTACAGAGAAACCGCCCATTGAGTTAAACGCGGTAATTATTGCTGACATTTTTTATGCCTTACTATTTGTATGTAGTAACCATTATTTTATAACTAGCTGGGTTAGATAATAATGGTGAAACTGTTAATTCTATATTTCCAGTGTTATATCGGACTTTGAAATCCCCTACACCCCCGTTAATATCAATGGTTCCGAATTCTGAATAAGCAATTTGAGTACCTAAAATGCTTGCGAGTAATTTTGTTGTTTGTCTAGAATTAGCAGTAACATCGTCTGCTATAATCATGTATTCTACTGCTGAATTATTTAATCCGCTGACTGATTGTAATACTTGGTCGGCTCCTGCACTATTTGTACTTGCAAATAACATTCTTGTTGAGCTAAATTCATAAACTCCTGCGCCCATTGTAAGAGAGTTAGCTATTAAATTTCCGTTTATAGTTACTAGATTGCTAACTTCATTGAATGTAAAATTTGTATTACCGGCTGCTATTCCGTTTTTTACAAAAGCGATAGTTGTATCAGGGGCGTCAATTTTAACATCAGCAACAATATTTCCTACTAAATTTCCATAAAAATTAGTTGCAGTTACATTTCCAACAGCAACAATATTTCTACCAACATTAATATTGCCGCTAATGTTTGCATAAGGTGCTGTTATATTTCCACTGTCATTGATAATTGATACAGGGGGGATACCAACTGTATATCCGCCTGCTGAGTTGAAGGGTTCTGCTGCCATGTATTATCCTAGATTTATTATGTATTTATCATTATTAGCAAACAGATGCCCAACAAAAAAGGCTCCTAAGAGCCCTTTAAGTAACTTCCCATCCCGAGGGTAAAAAGTTTCAATTCCGATTATTGGAATGTTAGGTTGCTTACAGCAATCTCACCAACGTAGTCAGCCGCATTACCAAAAGATGATGCAGTATTTGTCAATTCGATGTAACCATAACGTGTCATGAATGATACGACTGGTTCGAATGTTGATGGATCTAGAACAACACCACTGCTCATCAACGGAATGTATGGGCAATAGAATGCTGCCGCGTCTGTCTCGCTAGAACCTTTATAACCAACCAATACTGGTGTAGTGTCAGGTGCATAAGAGTCAACGAATACACGCATAGCGCCATTCAATGTACCAACAAACTTAGTATTTGTAGGAGCTTCGAATGTACCTTCTGTTGTACGTGCAAATGCAGATGTTGTAGCAGATTGTAGAACTGTTAAACTAGCAGATGAAACAACTGCCCAATTACCAGCACCACGGCGAGTGCGTTGTGCAATCAAGTTAGCAACACGATTGATTAGAACAGCTAAAGCAGCATGTTCGTCACCAACGTAAGTAGCTGTACCACTTACTGTAGCTTGGTTGAATGTGTACTCTGTTGTTGCTAAAGTACGTAGAGATAAAAGAATCTCTTGGTCGATTTCAGCAGTGATTTCTTGTGCAAGTGCGGCCATGATTTCTGCTTCAACGTCAATACCATGTTGAGACTGTGCATCTTGTGCTGCCTCAAATGTCCAACGTGCTTGCAATTTACGTGACTTAGCTTCAACAGCTTGACGTAGAATCTGTACGGAAATTTGCTTACCGCCATTACCTTCTAAAGTCGCTGTGTTGTTACCAGTATAGCCTGTAGATGGGCTACCATCTTTAGTCATTGTAGAATATGCTTGAGCAATTTTGAATGGGCTCAATGCTTCTTCACCAGCTTGAATGCTTGTGTTGGCTGCACTGTTGTCTGTTAAGCTAGAAGCATAACGTACACGCAATGTATGAATTTGACCAACTGGACCTGTCATTGGCTGAACGCCTACCAACTCGTTAGCAATAACTGTTGGCATTACACGACGGATAACTGGAAGAATAACACGATTAAGTGTTGCAATATTGCCTGCTGTGGTTGTACCAGCAACAGATTCTTTCAATAGTGACTTGCGAGTGTTTTCTAAGATTACACCCATTGTTGAGCGGCGAGTACCCTTAAGACCTTCAAGTAGGGCTTCTTTGGTCTCGTCCCAACGGCTTTCTAATAGAACTTGTGACATGTTAATATTCTCCTAATAATGTCTTTTGTTTAGAGCCCTGCCAAACGTCTAAGGTCGATTACGTTATCACGGTCTTCAACTTCAACTTGTTTTGCGGCAGATTTATCACCTGTAACTGCTCTAACACTTTCTGAAAGCATAGGCTTTTTAGGCTCTTTCTTTTCAGTAATGTTATTAAGCACTGCGGGTAGATACTTATCAAAGGCGGTCTTCAGACGAGGTGTTTGAGTGCCTTCTAGTAAGTTCTTCATCAATGAAGCTTTTTCTTCGTTTAATGTGGCTAATAACTCGCCCATTATTTTTTCACGTTGATTAGATTCTTTGATAACACGAACTTCACGTTCTTTACTTTCAACCAATGCTTTTGCTTTCTTCATTGATTGATAGGATTCAGCTAATTTCTGATCCTTTTCTTGAATTTGCATCATTAGATTACGTGTGTCAGCTTTCTCATTTAAATGAGTAGCACTGAACTCGCTTGCATATGATTCAAATATACGGCGACCAAAATCATTCTCACGTGCGATTTTGATATCTTCTTTCAATTGGCCAATTTCACCTTTAAGATGTGTGCTAACAACTGTATTCATTCTTTTAGCTGATTCTGATACAAATTTTGCTTTAAGAGATTCTAGTTGTTTGCGACCTTCAGCAACTAACTTAACCTTAGCTTCAACAACTGCTTGCTTGTCTTGTGCGAATTCTTTAATTTCGCGGGCAAGAGCATGAACGATAAATTGTTCTAATTTTTGTTGACTTTCTTTTTGAATCTGACGGTCAGAACGCAATTCTTTAATTTCTTCGGCTAATTTCTCAACCATAAAATTATTGAATTTTCCTGCGCTTTCACGTAGCTTCATTTGTGCTTTAACACGGTCTTCATTCATTGCTTGTCTTTCATGTTGAAATTCTTGAATTTCTTCTGAAAGACCATTGGTAACCATCTTGTCAAGGGCTTCGACCATTACATCTTTGTCGTGTTCATAACGTTGTGCGAATTCTTCACGTAATTCAGCACGTACTTGTTCCTTAGCTTCATTCAATTTAGTTTCCCAAGCTTCGTTTATAGCGATGCTTGTTTCTTCATTGATGATTCCAGATTCAAGTAATGGTTTGATAGCGTCTAGCATATCTTTTTCCCTTTATTTAATTTTGAGGTCTCTAATGAGGCGAGTTACTTCCTCTTTTAGATATCTCTGAACCTTACTATTACTCTGTGCGTCTTTTGCTACATCTAACATTCTATGACCATTTCTCATATTCATAAGACCTTCATAGATTGCTTTAGGATAAGCATTAGGTGCGCTCGGTTGAGCAACAATATCCACAGTGACTATTTCAAAGTCACTAACACGGCCACTACCATCGTCTACGTTACCGCTTCCTCTGCTAGATACGCCTAGTTTGACACCACTCTCCAACATGGTAGACACTAATTGTCCCATTGGAGTTGGTAAAATTTTTAATTTGCCGAAACCATTTGGTCCGTCCATCCACATATTAGTAATCATATGTGACACGCGGTCTAAATTAATTTTCAAATCATCTGGGTGATCCACTTCACCTAGAACTGAATGACCTTCTTTGATTTGTTCATTTAGAGTATCTACAGCAGATTCAATCTCAGAAACAGGATACACACGCTCATTAGCGTTGCGTACCCCACCCTGGATAAAGATGCCTTTCATGTAAAGGCTCTTTAAACTACCTTCACCCGTACTTTCAACCACCATACTAGCACGGTCGAAAGTGAGGTTTTCTCTAAGATACAAAGCCATTGCTCTCAGTCCTTATCTTCTTTTGATAACTTGTTTTGTAGACTTTTTAGATTCGCCTACAATAGATTTATTGTTCTGACCTTCTTTGCCCTTGCCATTTGCTGGCTTAGCTACAGATTCGCCTTTTTCGCTGAAGTTCTTGCCACCTGGAGCATTTTTATATGTACCAGGAATAGTTTTAGATGTTGGCTTTAGTAAACCACCGTGTGTACCACCTTTACCGGCTTCTTGGCTACCCATTGAAATTGGCTTAGCACCAGTTTGAATAATCTTTGGTTTTGTCAATGCGATACTTCTTACGTTGTCACCGTCATCACCGCCGATGTTACTGCCATATAAGCCAGGAACTTTCTTCAACTGAACAGATTCTTCTAAAGGATCTTCACCTTCGTCATCAGATTCTTCAGCTTCCATCATTTCATCATCGCCGGAATCTTCTTCACCTTCTTCATCGCCCATATCTTCTTCGCCTTCTTCGTGACCCATTAGTTCTTCGAATTCAGCCATTAATTCGTCTAGTTTATCTTCTAAATCAACTACACGGTCTTCTAAATCTTCTTCGCCGCCCATTTCCATGTCATCATCGCCGCCGAATTCTTCGTGATCCATATCATCTTCTTCGTCATCCATGTCAATGTCAGCAAACTCATCATCTTCTTCGGACATAGCTTGACCGGTCATATCACCTTCAACTTCGTCCATCATGTCGCCAACTTGGTCAGATTCTTCCATATCGTCATTTGTTTCCTGAACGCTTACGGTATAACCTTCTTCTAATTCTTCATCCATCATTGATTCATAGATTTCGCGGCTTTTTTCAACTACGATATCATGAAACAATGCTTTAGCTTGTTCTTCATTCTCATTGATAATTAAATCAATAAGTTGTTCAAATTTTCTATTATCCATTGTTTGTTCTCCTATAAGAATGGCTTTGTAAGATTATTTAGTACGTGGGTACTAAAACGACTGATTAACTGCTATTTTTTTACGTTTTTATCTAAGATAATAGATTTTTATGACAAATCTATTACATTGCTGGCGCCGCAGGCTCTGCTACGGGCTTATATTGTTTGCGTACTTTTTTAAGATTTTGCGTTCTTTCATAGTCACGTACTTCACGCATTTTACGTAACTTTCTTATTTGACGTAATGTAAGTTTAGTCTTACGGCTTTCTTTCCATTTAGGTTTGCTGTTATCATCTTTTTCGTCTTGATAACCCTGTATAGCTGGATCGAACATTTCAAATAATTTCATACAATTATTTATCTTACATTGACGGTGCGCCTGCCGGGGCGCCAGCGGCTCCTGCAGGCATTGCATTAGGGCCTGCAACACCCGGAGCCACATCTGGTGGCATTCCCTCTGGGTTTTCTTCGGAAGTAGAAGCTTCTTCTTCATCAGTATCCAAATCGCTTGCACTTATACCAATACTACGTAAGTCACTGCCCTTAACTTCGGTTTCTGCTGGCTCCTCACGCTCCTCTTCCCACATTTCTTCGTTTTCTTTGATTTCTTCTTCGCTCATACCCAGGAAACGCTTCATAGCAAAACGCTTACTGATATACGGGAACGCTTCCATAGCTTGGAACGTAGCGACACGGTCTTTATCTAATTCGCTTTGACGATAAGCCGCAAAGTTTTGTGGTTCATTAAATTTAATATCAAATAAGCTTGATTCAATGTTGAATCCTCTCCAACGTAGGAACAACTTAAATTCTTCGTCTAGCTTTTTGCTGATATAATTCTGTAAACGTTTGCAATATTCGTTAAATCTAAATTCTTGAATCATTGCTGTGCCAACACGTCCGTCATTCAATACGTTTTGACTATCATCAGGACCTGTTGGTAAATAACTACTTGGAACACGTAATCCACGTGCTAATCTATTATTAAAGTACTTTAAGTCATCGATTTCACCAAGATTTTGTCCACCTTGTAGCATAGTGACATCGCTACCACGCCCGTCTGCTGTTACTGGAAAGAAGTAATCTTCGTTGATGCTTAATGGATTATAACTAGCATCCATAATGCTAGTACCACCTTGTACTGAAGGTATACGTCTTTGATGAATTTCATTCTTAATACGGTCAACGAAAGCCATAGCCATATGACTTGGCATGTTACCAACGTCAATCTTAAACACTCTGCGCTCTGGTGCACGACTTATGCGATAGATAAGAATAGCATCTTCAAGCAATTCTTTTTGCTTGTAGACTTTAAAAATGTTTTCAAGTATTGACTGACCAAACGGCCAAAAGCGGTCTAGACCTTCAGTTAAACTTAAATGCACAATATGTTCAGCATCAATGGCTGCTTCGTTCAAACCCAATGCAAAACGACTACCTGCAGTACCTGTTGGCATACTTGGAACCGTATAACCCTGAGCACTACCACCGCCACCTGTACCACCAAAGCCTGTACTTGGATTGGCTGCAAAATCGGTTGAAACTTTCTGTGCTACAGTTAAATTTTGTAGGTTTAAATTGATATCTTTAAGAACATATTGTTCCGGAAGTTTGCCTTCACTTTCGTTAACAATGACTTTTGTTACTTTGGTCATGTCAACCCAATATAGTTTGAAGTTTTCAGGGTCACGTAGGAAAACCTGATCCCCGTATTTGATAGCATTTCTAAAGACTTTAAACACTCTAGTGTCAAACTCGTTTAGTTTACACCATTGTTGTAGTTGTTTTGTGATGATTTCAACTTCATGGGGAGTTGGATCTTCTTTGTATTCTACATTAAATGGAGTATTATTATGTTCGTTGCGCTGTGTACTGAATTCAGCAATAATATCTAAACATGCATTAACTTCTGCGTCCACATCCATCATTTCATATTGATTATAACGCTCAATACGATTTGGGTGACCAGTATAAACTTCTGGTAAGCGACTTTGATAATTTTTATACCCAAAGTCATTATTATTGTAGCCACCATCGGATGTGCTACCACCATTCCAACTACCCTTATTGCTGTTGCTTCCAGAAATAGGGCTAAGAATGCCGTTTGGATTTGGATCGGAAAAACGCTTTTTATATGCCATGAAGTATTTAGCTTTTAAGCCGCCATGTATGTTTTTATATCGTTATGAATAATATTGCTTCGTTCAACATTTAATATCAACTCATCAAATTGATTGTTTATAAACGATAATAAACTTAAATCAATACCATCATCTTGTTGTTGTATTGGAGTTGTCATAGGTGCAGGTGGTGGTGTTTCGCTACCCTGCATCATAGAGTCTATATCTATGGGAATTCCCCCGTCACGCAATGCTATTAATGCTTCACGTCCATGCATCTCAATCATATTTGACCCGTTAACTAATCCACCTTGTTTAAGTTGTTGTAGATGCTCTGGGTCATGTATAGGTCTTTTTAGTCCAAATTTCTTTAAAAATCCATTTTTATCTAAGTATTCTGCTTGAGTTTTATTAACATCAACTGCTCGACCGGTATTATGCGGGCCTAATCCCTTTTTAGGATCCATAGGAGTTGTAATTTTACCAAATTTACTATCGTATACAGTAGGATTATTTGGTCCACCGTTGTTTCTTACCCAAGCATCGTATAATTCTTGTTGTTCTTCAACTGTACGAAAAGACGAATTTAATTCTAATTTTTCTTTTGTAGCGTTGTAATACTCTTGTGCCATTAAAGTTATGCGTTGTGACAATTCTTTATTTTTACTTGCTAACATGTTAAAATGGTCAAGATCACCGGATCTGCTAGTAAATTTAATGTATTTTGATGCTTCGCTGATATCTACAGTAGAGGTACGATTTCTAATTTCAAGATTAAGCTGTTGCTGTTCTGCCTTTTTTTCTCTATATTCTTGACCCTCTAATCCAGTACCTTGTTTTCTTACCCTAGCTTCTTTATTCATTAATTGCTGTCTTTTTTCAACAAGATCCGAATAAGAATCTTTACCTAATAATGTTTGTTTTACATTTTTTTCTTCTTGTAATCTGGTTTTGGCAGCCTTTATTGTTGCTTGTACTACAGGATCATTTGGTGTAGTTTTGTTTACCTTTTCAAGTATTTCAATGTCTTTTTCTTGTTTTGTAATTCTTTCTTGAATTCTTTCTACTGTTCTAATTTTTAATCCTACTTGTTTTAATTCAAGAGAAATATCATCGTGTTTTTTCTTTAACTGATTTTTGTCACCCAACATTATTTGAACTTCTTCAAATGCATTTTTAAGTTCACCGCCGGATATCCAAGCACCAGATGCTGCCGCATAGTAAGCAACAGACCTCACTACACCTATTAAGAATTTAAATACGGTTGATGCTATTCCAGCAAAACTTTCTACAAGTTTATTTTTCAATTGCCCAGCAGTTCTTTCAGTATCTAGTCTAGTATCTTCTGTTTTCTTAAGGTCATCATCTTTTGCAGCCATATTTTTAATTAATTCTTCGACTTCCTTTTCACTCTTTGCAGATAGTATTTGATCCGTTCTTTCTAATACTTTGCCACTAATACCAGTTTGTTTTGCATATTCATCACTAATTATCAAATTCTTTTTTTGATTTTGCATAAACTCTTGATAATATTTTAAAATCATTTTCGTACCTTCAGCTCCAGAAATTCTGCCGGTTTTTACACCTTCTGCAATTTCACGTGCTTTACCACGGGTAACGTACATCATTGCATTACCTTCATCAGTAGTAGCCTGACCATTTGCTAAGAAGTCACTAAATCCTTTTGCAATGTCAGCACTAACAGTACCCAACGTTACCATTGCTTTATCCATTTCTTTAGCTTCTTTTTCATTACCGTTTCTTATCATCAATGTTTTTTGCATTTGATAAGTTGCATCAAGTCTTAAATCTGCTAGTCTTTTGGCAGTTTGGTCTCTTGTTTCCCCAGTCATAGATGTTAATACTGTCAATGATTTTGCATATTCTAATGTAGCTTTTTTAATTTTTATATCATCGTTTTCCATTGGTGCAGTATAACCAGTCAAATACTTTATTGCTTCACTTTGTATTTCTAGCATTCTATCTGGATTAACACCTAAACGTAAAAATTCAAGTTGAGTATCATGTGTTGAAAAGATTTTACCTAAACGTTTTGCCGCAGTTGATGTATCAGGACCTAAATTTCTTAATGCCGGTCCAATATTAACAATAGAATCACCTAATTTACCGATATTTTCAATGTATCTACCGGCTTCTGTTCCTATGTTTTCAAAATCAACAGTGGTTAATTTAGCAGTTGCCCCGATAGATTCTAATCCATCATATGCATTATTAAGAGCATCAACTTGTTTTAAATAAGCATTGGTTGCACTTTCTACACCCTTAATAAAAAGAGTAATTGCCATTCCTGTTTTTGAACTAGTACCAGAAACATGTGTAAGTGCATTTGATGTTGATGTAATTAACCCTGCCCATTTACTAGTATCAGTACTAGTATCTCTTATAGCCGAAAAGGCAGACTTTGATATATTTGCTATATCTTTGAATGCTGTTACTAATTTTTTAGT